CGCCAGCCGTGGAGTTGTTGGTGGCTCCGCCCGCGCCGCCGCCGCCGAGCATCTCGACGCGGACAGATGTGACGTTCGGCGGCACCGTGAAAGTGCCGGAGGTAAAGAAGGTTTGCGTCCGGCCGACGAGGCCGTTGGCCAGGATGAGCGCGAGGATGTCGGACGCAACGGGTCCGTTAACCCGCCAGTTCGCGCCGTCGAAGACGATGGGCACGAAACCCGACACGTCGCCCGAGGCTAGCGCGCCGCCGCCTTGCCGGACGAACGGGACGAGACCAAGGCCGTCGTTCAGCGTCGCGGCGCCGGTGTTCGCCTGCCCCGGCGGAATGTAGACCAGGATTTCCATGCCCTGCGGGCGCACGAGCGGCGCGGGGCTTAGTGCGACCGTGTAGGCATTGGTGCCCGAGGCGACGCCAAACTCCCATTGGCCGGACTGGACACCGCGCGGCACGCCGGGCAGCGTTACCGGAATGAAGGGCGCGCCTGCATAGAGAGTAATGTTTCCGGCCGTGATGGTGGTGGCGCCCTGTGCCAGCGTCACGACATAGAGCCCAGCCCAGCCCGCGTCTGGTGCTGGGCTCGTCTGGGTTCCTGCGGTCGCGGCCACGCCCGCCTTGATCTGATACGCGACGGCGCCGCGCCGCACGGTGTTTTGTGCCGTCCCCGCGCCGCCCGGCCCGGAGAACCCTACCTGCGGGTTCCCGGCGTTGTAATAAGGCAGCACCGTCGCGCCCGCGTCGGCGTCCTGATACTGGACCTCGACAAGGAAGTTCTGTGCGTAGCCGGCAGCCGCGGGTGGCGTGAAGGTCAGGGTCTGGGCATCAAGCAGGATGCCCTGCTTGACGACCGTGTGGCCGTCCGCCGGTAGGGTCGAGAACGGCGTCGCTTCGAGCTGCGCCTGTTGGAATACCTGTCCCGGCCCGAGCACGGCCGACAGGCTCGCGGGCGCCGTGGGGGCCAACGTGAAGCCCGCAACCGCCTGAGCGGTGCCGAGCACCGCCTCGCACGCCTTGGCGAGCCCCACCATCGCGTATTGCGAGAGCCGGAGGTTATCGGTCTCGAGCGGATTCTGGCCGGGATAGACGAGTGGCCTGTCGATGGAAGCCTCCTATGGAGCATCGCCCCGGCGACGAGCCAGGGCGGGCGTTTCAGGAAAAAAGGATCGTCAGTTCTGGATCGCGACCCAGGCCGTGACGCCAGCCCCGTCCGTGCGGTTGATGCAGGCGTAGATGTCGGCGTCCGCGACGGTCGATCCGACCTGGCTCATGTCGGCGTATTCGAGGGCGCCCGCGCCATAGCCGGCGTTCGTCGTGCCATAGCCGCCGATCAGCGGAATGCCGGCCGTCATCGGCCGAAATGCAGTGACGAAGACCTGATAGGGATAGGCGATCGAGCCGTAGCGACCCGCACCAGGCGACACCGAGGCATTCGTCGGCGTGATCGCGTAGCCTTCGTGGCCTTGGCCCGAGCCGTACCCACCTTGCCCCGACCCGTAGCCGCCCGACCACGCCGCGTTTGGCACGCCGCCGCCATAAGCCGTGGAAGGGACACCGTAGCCGCCGCAGTCGCCCGTGTTCCAGAGTTCCAAGATGATCGGATGTCGCCCCGTGAGGTCGAACAGCGCCTTGTCGATAGCCGGACGGGTGACGCGAGGCCGAAAGATCTCATCGGTGAAGCGTTTGCGCCATGCATCGTCAGACTCGCTTGGATGGCGCAGGAAAGTGGTGCCGAAGAACCCGTAGGCATCGACGTCGAGCAGCCATCCCGTCGTGCCGGCGCGCCGCGTACCGGCCCGTACAACCTGACCTTGCGCCCTAACCCACACCATCGCGTCCGCGACGCCGCCGAGGACGATGTCCCGGATCGGTGCGACGTCGCCGAACCATCCGTGGGGGACGAGACTGCGGAGGCGCCGGAGCATCTCGGTGCTGTCGATGACGGCCACGTCAGGAAATCACAAGGTTCACGGATTTTGGCGTGTTCTGGGGCGTCCCGACAATATCGGCCGTGCCGCTGTTCAGCGTGTAGGAAGACGGGATGACCTCGCCGACACCGATGACCCGTTGAGCCACACCGGCGAGGGGAAAATAGCCGACCGTCGCACCCTGCCCAAGCCCGTTGATGTAGAGCCCGAGCGCCGCTGCCACTGCGGCAACCACGTTCTGATGGATGTAGCCGGGGAGGCTGGTAACCTGCATGACGACGTTGATGGGCAGGGTCACGGCCGCATAGACGCCGGTCCTGATGCCGGCCGCCCGAACTCCGCTGATATCGCTCGAGATGACCGACTGTGCCGCGGCCAGCAATGCGGAGGAAATCGCCCCCGATCCATCATCCACGATGACGGAGACCATGCCGAGGTTCGTGGTGCCGTCGAGGTTCTGACTCTGCAGCACCGTGGCCGTCATGCCGACCTTGAGATTGGCGATGGCCGACAGGTAGGCCGGGACAGTGCCGCCACCGCGTCCCTGGATCGCGAGGCCGAACCGATATTTCACGGATGCGTCAGACTCGACGTCGATCCCGTTGGTGAAGGCGGCCGGATTGACGACCGTGTCGACACCGAAGGTCTGAGACGCGATATTGGTGATCGCGCCCGTCGCCACATTGCCGTTCGCGCCCGGTGCCCCCGTCATGCCGTTGGTGATGCTCCGGACCGGCGCGATGACGCTAGCGACCTGTGCCGGCATGGCATAGCCGCCGGTCGCCACAAGCGATCCCGGCGCCGTGTAGGACGCCACATAGGCGCCGTTCGCCGGATCGGCATAAACCTGGAACCGCTGCGATCCATCGGCCGTCTGCACAGTCGCCCCCACCGGGACATAGACGGTTGCGCCCGAAGCCGTGTAGCGAGAGAAGGTGCAAAGCCCCGTCGCGGGTTGCGCGGCGAGGCGGGTGACGCCGGACAGCGGAAAATCCGCCACGAAGCTGTCGACGTCGGTCCCGTAGGACGTCGCCAGCCGGGTCAGCTTGGCAGTGTCTAGGTTTTCCTTCTGCAGCCATAGCGCGACGCCGGCAACGGCTTCCGCCAAGCCGCGCAGCATCGAGCCGATCGCGAAGTTCAGGAACCGGGACGTGATCCGTCCCTGCATCCCGGCCGCGATAGACCCGACGATTTGCGAAAAGCCTTTTGTCTGCAGGGTGCTCAATGCAGACTCCTAGCGGCCAGTCGGCACTTCAAGAGCAATCGAGACCGTCGTGTTCGACACAGCATTGGTATAGTCGATACGGATCGAACAGAGCCCGGCGGCATCGGCCTTGAATTGGACCGTTATGACCGGCACCGGGATGCGGGCCACCGTGGCCTCAAGATAGATTTGCTGACGAACGATGGCCTTGATGCCACGTTCGAGGGCAGTGAGGCCGATGCGTTGCGGTAGACCGGCCCCATAGTCCAAGTGGAATAAGTATCCATTCACACTTGTCAGCAAGCGGCGCTCGATATGCTGATTGTCGAGGTCGATCCCATCCACCATGGCGAGATCGCCAGTAGCATCCAGAGCGAAATCTCCGTTCCACGGCACATCGAAATCAGACAAGCGGGAGCCCATCGTTTGCGGTTTGGCCCTTGGCGGGGATCAACAGCTTCACGCCAGCACTCACTCGGAAATCGGATAGTCCGTTCAGGTCGGCAATCTGCCACCACGCAAGAGCGTCCCCGAGTTCGCGGGCGGCATAGCGAAATAGCGTCGTGATGCCGTCCGTCTCGACGATCTTGGCCGGCAGGCCGGAGCCGATGTAAGGAACGAGTGGGTCGGCCATCGGGATGATCCCACCTATCTCGTCAGTGCCGTTCCGGTCGCCACCGAAAGGTTGAACATCGCGCGTCCGACCGTGCCGCGCATATCGGCGAGCGTGGCCTGGTCATAGGCAGCCGTGGCGAGGCCCATGAGCGCGGCGACGAGATCGCCCGCGTATCCGGCGGGGTCGGCAGCGTCGAGGCCGCCTGCGGCTCCGGCGAGGCCAGTATCAATCTCGGTTACCAGCGCGTATCCCGCCGACACCAGGGTAGCCTTGCGCAACGGCGTGGCGGTCTTGATCGGGGTCGCGGCCTGGACCGATGCCGACAGTAGCGCGAGGTCGGACGTGATTTGCGCCGGGATCATGCGTGACCGATGCCGCCTTGACCGAGCGGGACCGAGTTCGCGACATTGGCGGCCGCGACGCCGCTTGCGCCACCGAGGTCGGAACCGATCAAGCTGTCGATGGACGACACGGCAGCGCCCGATCCGCCTGGATTGTCGACGGGTGTCAGGGTCAGCGACGAATGGATCACGTTCGGGAACTTCTCCACCTTCCACGTGTGCGACGCGATGACGACGATGCGGGCTTCCATGCCGTTCGAGTAGGGATAGGGTAGGCCAGAGATCCGCATCTGGTCCAACAGCAGGACATCGTCGGCCGAACCCGAGCCGACGTGCATCACCTCGAATGAACGATCGTCGTCATCCGGCCCCATGGCATCGATGATGCGGTCCCCGCCCGGCAGTTTATGGATGCGAAGCTGTTGCTTGCCGCCACCGGGAAGCGTCTCGGGTACGGCGAAGTCGGTGAACAGGAAGGGTCCGAGCGCGAGGACGTCGTTGGGCACGGGTCAGCCGATCTTCGCCATGACGTTCTGTGCCGTCCCGTTGACGGTTTTGACGAGATCGAAATTGCCGCCTTGTTCGGGATCGCCGCCGTAATAGGCATTCTTGCCCGTGGCCGGCTTCATGCTGATCCTGCCATCGGCGTGATGCTTGGTCTGGGAACCGCTCTGGCCGATCACGGTCACGCTCTTGTCGGCCGCAAAGAAAACCTTGTTACCGCTTTCGTGCTGTAGCAGCATCTCGCCGGACTGGACCTGCGGCGGCGTTTCGGGCGTCGAGAATTGGCGGTGGTGCGCGACCATGACGTCCGGGTCGCCCCCGTCCTGGTGAAGATCGAAGACCTGGCCGTCAAGCTTTTCGGCAGAACCAACGCGCGGTCCGACGAGGATCCCGAAGCCGTTGCCGACGTGAAGCGCCGCCACCGGAACCCACCCCGACTCGATGCCGTGCGGCTGAATGATTCCCTTTACGGCGTGGATCTTCGGATTATAGGCCGTGCAGACGAGGGTTGACTTCAACTGCGACCGGCCCATCACCTCGTGAACAATGCGCCGGATGTGGTTGGTAAATTCGTCGACGTCGGTCACGCAGAGCCGATCCCGCCCGATCCGACCGGGGTCGTTACAGGCGAATTTCCGATCCCCGCAGGACGTGGCGGCGGCAGCGGCGTAGTGTTCCGCGTCGCACCGGTATCGTCGGTGCCGGAGCGGCCGGACTTGGCGATTTTGCCATCGACCGTCATCTCGGAACCGCTCCACGAAGTCGTGATCGTGACCGAGTCCACATCATAAAGCTGATCGAAAATCGTACCCGTACCGCTGAGGTTTAGCTTCATGCGCGGCGTGACCGAGAGGTCGGTCGGCGCCTCGACCGTGACCGAGCAGTCGTGGCGGATGGCGTCCTTGAGACGCGAATCCGCGATTTTGTCGACCTGGGCTTGATTGCGGCCATTGTGGTGATGCTCGACCGCTACCGTGTCCGACCCGATGCCGCCGGCCTGAGCCATGCCGTCATAGTGCTTCGCGTCCTTGTGGTTCCAAGAGCGCACAGCCATCGCGTGCGGCTTAGCGGCCGTCATATTGCGCTTCGTGGTGAGCGCGGTGCACGTCGCGACTCCCACCCGCCCTTGTCCATCTGGCGGCACCCACTGGACGTCGTAGGTGTTGGCGTCGGTGCCCTTCGGCTCAAAGACGAGATCCGAGCCGTCGACGTACCAGCGGAAGCCTTCACGACCAGCGAGGCGAGACAGGATCTCGTGGTCGGAAAAGTTCAGAACGTGGTGGACCGTGTCCTGGTCGTA